CACCGCTGCAGCAACACTAGGACCATCCATCACAGTGGACAGATTGTCATAGAGTTTACGCATGATGGAAGTAGGGTCAGCATCAAGATTCTGTGTCACCCACTTCTTGACATCATTGAACTTCTTGTCTTTCAGTGCCTCTACAAGAGAGTCTACGTTAGCATCACCTAGCGTCGCCAGAATGCCAGTGTCGATAGACCCTGTGCTTGCATATCGTTGGAGTTCGTTGAGGGTGCGTCGGAAGTCGGGGAAGTATTTTTGTACGACTTCTGCCACAACTCTAGGAGCGAAGGTGACCTCCTCGCGTTGGAGGATATCTCGGCAACGATTGAAGAAAGCACCTGCCAACTCCTGCTTAGTTTGTCCACGAACATTAAAGTCAACTACCGTCGTCCTACTATGTAGGGGGTCGATAATCTTGTTTTTGAAATTACAAGTGAATATGAACCGACAGTTTTTTTGAAACTCTTCGATACTGGCACGAAGGAGTAGTTGGACATCTGGGGTTGTATTGTCTGCCTCATCAATGATAAGGACTTTGTGACGAGCAGTAGCAGTGAGAGACACAGTAGAAGCAAAGGATTTTGCCTGATTGCGTACAGTGTCCAAGAAACGTCCCTCATCGGACCCGTTGATAACATAGTAGTCTGCTCCCAATTCATTGCAGAGTGCTTTTGCGATGGTGGTCTTGCCAACACCAGCAGTGCCAGAGAGGAGCAGATTGGGGATCTCACCCTGATCTACAAAACTCTGAAAGGTGGTCTTCACAGATTCGGGGAGAATGCAGTCCTCAATAGTTTGAGGACGATACTTCTCTACCCATAGGAAATCATTCATTCTAAAGGTCTTTGAAATTCACGACTAATAATATTAGATGCATGAAGCATCTGTTTCATGTATTCTACACCATCCTGAGGTGTAGTGTGGTCTCCACAAGTAAAGACATCACAAACTGCCATACCCAACTCTGGCCAAGTGTGAATGCTGATATGACTTTCAGCGAGCATTGCCACACAAGTTACACCTTGAGGATCAAACTTGTGTGAGTTGAGTGCCAGCAGCGTAGACTGACACTTCACACTGGCGTGATAGATTACATCCCTAATGTATTGCTCATCATCCAGAAGAACCATACTGCACCCCTTAAGGGTGAAAAGGATGTGTCTCATTAGTTGTTAGGCTCCAACGCAATGAGATACTTAACGTTGTCTGCTTCAAAGCGAGCAACATTGTGCTTGCTGATAGTGACATCATAACCCTGATTATAGAGTTTCAGATTCTCCATCTTGAAGCAATAGCAAAACTCATCATCAGTCTCACCAACTTCGATCGAATAAGAGTTGGAAGTTTCATTCTTCTTGTCGGTCAGACACAGATTCATAGTGCCTTCGTGACCATACAAGCAGAGATCGGGCACACCACAAATAGACCATGCCTTGCGGATTTGCTGCAGGACAGGTGCCTCAAGACGGAAGCGCACATCTTCAGTAGGAAGATCAACGTCCTTCTCGGGTGGTTGCACAATGATATCTGGGTCGGAGTAGAAGAATTTAACCTTAGAGCGACCACCAGGATTGCTGATCACGAGATGTTGATCAGCATCAGTATCGATGACGGGAGTGCCATCAAACAAATTGAAAACTGCAATCAGAGAAGGGAGATCATAGATTGCCATGTCTCGGGTAAACGTTTCCTCAACCTTTGCCTTAGCAAGGATATTCTTATTCAGACTCAGGGTCTGAATCTGATTGCCAGGTTTGATAACAATCGACTTGTTGATTGTCGAAAAGTTTTGAAGTAGGTCAATAGTCTCTTTGGAGATTACGGTCATCGGTTGGGATACTCCTCACGGGTTGCATTTTTATCGTTAAAGTGTAGCAGCAAAAGTGCATAGTGCAAGATCTTAATAATGTCTCGCCGTGCGCTGCCTTTCTTATCGTAGCGAGATGCATACTTCAGGATATTACTCCGACAGAATGCTTCACCATCGCCACAAGATTCAATCAAATCAAGGGTTTGAATACCAGCATCACCAGTAGAGTAATGCTGGTTGTAGGTCCCTTGAATATACTGCTTCAGTTCTTCAAGCAGTGCTTCTTCATTGTATTTCATAATCAGAATGGGGCTTCCTCATTATTGTACTCGGATTCCTCTCCTGCGTCAACCTTAGTATACAGGTCAAGGAAAGATTGTTTCGTATCGGTATCAAAACGATTGATACAGTTGGTGATTGCTTTCAT